ACCCGTATCTGTACCTATGAGTAAACGATCATACCCAGAATTATCCACGCGCCGAGTAGCGGCGATTGTTCCATTTACATCGAGATCTTTTGTAGGATTAATTTGATTTATACCAACTCGGTTTGATTCGACATCTACATGAAGTGTATTTGTGTCAACCGTTAAATTAGAAGTCACATAGACATTACCGACGACGTGGAGTTCTGCATCGGGCACGAGGGTATTAATACCCACTTTGTCAACACCCGAATCTACGAATAAAGTATCTCCATCAACAGTCAAGTCGGCGGAAATACTTGTGTTACCGGTGACCACCAAAATATTTGAACCAAATTCATCTACGAAAAGGTTTGAACCCACATCCAAAGTGTGTACAGGATTTGTGTTCATGACACCAACATTGGATTCGGTGAAAATTTGACCGTACACGTGGACGTTAATATCTTGAGTTGTGAGGGGTGTAATCGTATGATGATTGGCACTCGATTGTGTGTATCCAATCGCAAATTCATTTGAACTTTCTAGGTACCCGACGGCTATATTTGAACCTGGGCGTGTCATCACAAAACCAAGATCGAGTGATGCATCCCCAACCACATTATCTTTACCGATTTCCAAAATCGCATCCTTTATGACAGTGTTATTGGAATGTAAAGTTGTGACGAGTCCGTTAAATGTCGCATCTCCATCGACAACCAAATTATTTTGAATATACGTACTTCCTAGAACTCTGAGTGTATTGGATGCGGTTTGATTTACAAACACTTTGGAACCAACAGAAAGTGTATCCGTGGGTGAACTATTAGAGATGCCAACATTTGAAAGTGTCGTGACAGATGTGGACACATTATTAAAAGAAACTGTATTCGCAGTGACATTTCCATTAATCACAGCAGCTTCGAGTGTAAAATTAAGAATATCCTCAGCGATCGCACCAGAGTCCATCATTTCCTTGGTCACTTGATTGTAAGCCAACACAGTAATATTTCTATCTGATAGATCCGTACGTAAACGTAGAGGTGTCATGTACACAGAATCCGTAAAAGGTGTATCAATTTCCCCTTCACTCGCATTAAACACAATCGTGTTTTCTGCCTGGTCATTGGTACAATTTTTACCGAATCTAATTTTCGTGGAACGTTCCACGGTCGGCAAATTCTTGACCATTTAATATAGAATGGTATTTTAATTTGCGTAAAGAAGTCCCGCCATACCATTCTCAATGCGTAATATGTTGTAATTTACGGCATATATAGGGTCAGTGATGTTCATGGTCTCGCTCGTGATTTTGGCTGAACTTAATCGACTAAAATTCAGTGTACCAGTGGGCTGATGGGAACTCGTAGAAAGGCAAAATGGATACAAGAAAAAATCGGGGGAGGCCACAAAGTTAGTGTGGTAGTAATGTGTCACATCGATGAAATGTGGTTTACCCCATCTATAATTTCCAACATCCATACCATTAATACTGAGTTTTACCCTATTCGTAGGTGAAGTAAGAGCACTATTCGTTGTTGTATTAGAAGATGCTAAATACTTCACGGGGTGATTAAATGTGAGTTCTTGGAGAGTTGTTCCAGAACCAATGTTCTTTTGAACTTGTGTGATTAACATATCATGTTTACGAGAAGCTATGTTTCCACGCTCTTCATTATCTAAATAGATGTAGTTTGCAAACAGTTCTATATTTTTGTTAGTAACATCTGGTCCCCAATAAATGCGAAGCTCTATATTATGATAGTTAAGGGCTACCAATGGGAGGGCTGACTGTGGCGTTTCACAGAAAAAAAAGCGGAGAGGGTAAAAAAACGATCGAGCAGAGATACCCGGGTGTGTACCTTGAGCACTTCTAGATACGTTTTGTGCGAATGTATCCACAGCGATATTTTCGGTAAATACAGAATCTTGTGTATCAACTACAGATCCCCCTATCAGAAGCTCCACTTTCTCAATAATGTTATCCCACCTTTGTGAATCGAGAGCTTGTGTATTGTCATCCATCGTCAGATAGACATAACTGAGGAGATCACCAGTTCTTTCGAACTGGACACTTGACATAGAATTACTTTTCACACTTCCATGGATCGTTTGTTTTTCGATGGATTGTGAAAAATTGGAGTGTCGTTTAAAGACTGAACTAAAAAACGATATCTCGGGTTTACCCATGATAAATTCATCCTGAGCACCAACGGCAATAAGTTGAGTGATACCAGCGGACATCGTTTACTTTATAAAGAGAAAATTACAAATTACATTTCCTACACATGATTCGAAGGACTAATACATTTTTATCCGAGGCGGTCGAACGAGCGATCGTATTACCATCCTGGTTACGAATTGTGACTGTGAATCGGTCTAGGCGGCGAATGGGGTCTATGTACTGAGTGAAAATCGGATACTCATCTTTAAACTTGACTACAGTAGAAGAATCGGATACGATACTAGCAAAAGAACCTCTAAGAACGCTCATAGAAGCCTGGCCAGTGAGTACATTGGATGCACGATCAGAAAAGATAGAGTCGAGTTCATCTATCGAGACATAACAATGTTCCGTAGCGGTGGTTGTCCGAATACGAGCACCCAATAATTTAGCCTGAACAACATTTTTCAGTGGTTGTTGAAGGTAACATGTGAAGGTGTTCGCACTACTTTGACCAATCGAATCAATCGTGATGGTGTGATATTCATAGTTGAGATCTGGGGTCGCCATTTATAGTTAGCTTAGATTAAAGATCCACCAATTCCATCCTCGATGGCATACCCAGCGTGTTCACCGACAAGCTGTTGAGCACCACAAACACCACCGGGTGTGAGACCTGTAGTGTAAGCACTTCCCTCCTTACCCTGTCCAGGGGCACATTCGATCTTGTTCTCGAGATCGAACATGGACTTTTCATTCACAGTCTTGATAATAATAGGCATGGGCTGGTAGTTGCTGATATTCTTGTTGGCGCTCAGGGCAAAAATGATCACCAATAAAATGGCGATGGACATGAGAGCGTTGCGGTTCTGCTGGTTAAGCTTAAACATTTATAATAGACCAATATATTTTTTCTAAACTGCGTTAAAGGTATTTTTTTAGTTTCCATATAGAGAGTAGATGGACGAAGAAATTGTAATCGATCGAGGATCCCCAAATGTGATGAAACTAGATGCAGATGAACAGGCCCTGATGGATGAGATTGAAATATCGGCTCCCCGTCCTCAGCGTGTTCCACGACCCACGAACCATATGTCCAGACCTGCACCCCAGATGCAACAGGAAGCGATGGATGCTTTCGCGAATCCTAATAAGCAGAATGCTCCTCCCCCACCGGGCGATGACGAGGAGATTGATTATGGTGAGGATGAACCAACCTTTTTTGATGATGACATGAATATGGGTTCTGGTCAGCAGGATGAGCAACCTTCAAAGGGGTATGGCTCCATTGATGAAGAGAAGGCTGATTTGATTAATAAACTCGGTCGGTTAGAGAAGAAGGGTTTTGCTGTGAATAAGCGCCTGAATGCGTATTCGAATGTTGACGAACTTCGTTCTGAAGTGAAGAGGATTACGTACAGTATAGATGTTGAGCAGTCTGTCCGTTTTTCTAGGCGAATGCTTGTAGCGTGTGTGACTGGCCTGGAGTTCCTTAACAAGCGGTACAACCCCTTTGAGATTCAGTTAGAGGGTTGGTCTGAGTCTGTTATGGAGAATGTTGATGACTATGATGGTGTCTTTGAAGAACTCTATGTGAAGTACCGATCCAAGGTGAATATCGCTCCAGAGGTCAAGCTGATTATGATGCTCGGTGGCTCTGCTATGATGTTCCATCTTACCAATAGTATGTTCAAATCGGTGATGCCCAATATGAACGATGTCATGAAGCAAAACCCTGATCTCATCAAGAGTATGATGAGCGCTGTTCAGAACACCACACGGAACACTGACGGCCCAGCAGTCGATGCACCCGTCGGTGGCACTGGCCAATATGAGATGAAGGGTCCCGGCCTCGATATTTCCAGCCTCATGGGTGGGATTTCTATGCCACCTCCACCTCCCATGAACACCAACATGGGAACATCCGGTACCATTCAAGAAGAAGATGAGGATGACGTTTCTGATATCATCTCCGTTTCGGGTGACTCGACGGGTGGTGAGGTTCGACAGGTAAATGTCAACTCTTCCAAACCCAAAAAGACGAGACGAAAGAAGAAGACTGAAATTAATCTCTAAATATATATAAATGATAGCATACTGTCCACTGGAGGAGCTGAATCCTCCGGTCAAACAGCAAAAGCCAGTCGTGGAACTCGAAATCGAGGAAGATAAACCAACGATTGGTCGTGAAGAAACTGAACTCAATTATGTCGTCATGGCTTTCATTGTCGGCGTGATTGCTCTAGCCGTCTCTGATTCCATCAGGGCATAATTACTTTTTATCTACCGCAGGGTTTTCCCTTGTAGTAAATTTAATATGTGTACTCGAAACCCGAACCACCCAAGTTTACATTACCACCGGCGCCATTATCAAGTGTCGCAGAACCTGTGAGTTTATGTGTAATAGATTTTAGAGATCCACCAACCCCAGAAACCAATTCAACGAAAATGTCATATGTGTAGTTTCTACCAGTATCCTTAATTATTGGTACAATCTGCACTGAGCGTTTACCAGTCACCACAGTTGGACTCCATGGATACAGGTTAAGACCACTGAACATGTTCTTAGTTCCTATGGCGATTGGGAGTGATGGCGTTGTTCCGTCGTGTGTACCTCCTTGTACTTCAAGTACCATACTACTTACATTATCAACATCACTCAGTTCTCTCAATTGAGCGATAATCTTAGCGTAGAATGTTTCGGGGCCAAAGTTTATTTGCACATCTTGACCACCACCCGTTATGATCGAGAAGGTATTGGAGTACCTCTTACAGGCAACCTGATCGGAGTTTGTGATGATACCACCATTGACGTGAATGGATGTATTCGCATCCTCACCCTCTAAACCAATGGCTACTTGGTTACCAAGATCAATTTTACCATCAATTTGGAGATCACCAACTACTTCGACGTTGCTATTGATCACTACATCCAAAACCGCGTCGATAACAACATTACCAGTCACATCACCATAGATATTGGAAACACCACCGGGTGTTTTGAACTCCAGCATCGCATCCGCGGAAGAGTGTTCTAGTCGAGCCTTACTGTTATACACAGTGAAACGCTCACTCGGATTTACTGTACCTATCCCCACATTACTCGAATCAATTATATGAATACCATCAGCTTCAACACTATTATTGACCGCACCTAAGACAGTCCCGTGTACCGAGTGTTGTGTGTTACTGAAACCCCTCACATACCCTCCATAGTTATCGTTTGTGTTCAAACTGACACCTATCTTGTTATTGGTTCCAGGACTTTGTAATTTGAGAACATCTATGTCTGTCGTGACCCCCGAGTAGATGTGTACATTTGTATCTGGGGCGTTGGTTCCTATTCCCACGAGTCCCGTGTTCTTAATTCGTATAGCTTCAGTTGCGTTTAGTTCAGATGTACCAGTTGTCGCTTTATTTTGAAATCTCATATCAACAGCTCCAATGGTCTCGAAACGAGCACCATCACTTAACGCGAAGATGTCCAGATTACCAAAATTGACTTTTTGACCACCAGCGAATTCAATACCACCGTTTACGAATAATTGTGTTGTTGCGGTCTGTTGAATTTTAGTTTCATCAGCTGTTCCTATCAAAACCTTACCCTGTGCAGTCAAGAACATAGTCGGTTTAAGTAAATTTGAAGTGCCAGCCTCCATGGCAGCCTTAGCCCCTTCATTCAATTGGGGTTCACTATATGTTTGGAATACTTGTTGTGATCCAACAAATCGTAGTTGATCGGGACCCTGACCACCCGGACCTTCATTACCTTTAAAAATTAACAGTTCTGATATATCCGTACTAACCAGTCGCTCCTTGATAAATGTGTTACTAAATTCATCGGAAACGAGGCCACCAAAATAGAGTTCATTACCGATTACAACATTACCATTAACTTCTAATTTGTGTCGGGGTACATCTGTTCCTATCCCCATATTACCAGAAGGACCGTCAATAAAGATCCGACTCTTCGTTGAATCATTAATCACATTTGGATTTTTGGTAAGTCTGAAGTCACCATCGGACCCTGTTACACCCATAGAATATCCAGTGGGGTTACCAGCAATACCATCAGCTTGAATAAACGAAGCAAATGAGTTTGATGCGAGTGTATCAGCTCTCATGGCTACGATGGCGTCATCTGCGATATCGTTAATCTTTTCACTGTGCACGAGAACACCATTGGTTACTGAATTTCCTATTCCACTCGTGATAATTTCTAAATGTGACGCTGGTGTCGTTGTACCAATTCCTACACGCTTGTTACTTCGCCACGTCATCACATGATTCGGGGTATTATAATCATCACCCGCCAAAGAAAGATTCAATTGAGAACGAGCTGTTCCCGAAGCGGTCCCGTGTTTACCCAACTGGAAAACACCCCGAACACCATGTTGTCCATCTGTACCACCTTCACGCGTGAGTTGCATGACATTTTTGAAATCGGATTCACTCGTAACTGGGGAAGTATTGGTAACTACCAGTGGAGTTCCGAGGTGACTCAGACCGTTTCGATTAACAACTTGGTCATTAATAAAGGCTGTACCACCGGACACGTGAAAACGCCCCTGAGGTACCGAAGTACCCACACCAACATTACTCGTTTCTAGAACGGTCAGTGCTGGTGTACCCATGGATGCGGTCGTACTCGCAAAGAAGTTGATACCTTTACCACTCCCAACAATATTTTCGATTCGAGTTTCTTTTGTCACCGGACTCGTAAATATCTTCATATTCGTTTCAGTGTTACCAAATATCGCCGCGTTACTTCCATTTATTTTGAGATTACCATCAATGGTTAAATGTTCACTGGGTTCCGTATTGGATATACCAACATACCCATTGGAGGCGAACCGTACTCTTTCAGTATTTTTGGTAAAGAAACGGATATTCTGACTACTGGCCGAAGTTTTGGCACCGTATATCTCGATCGCACTTATGTTTGCAGTGAGTGGACCAGCTTTAATGACTACAGCGTTTGATAATGTGTCACCATCATCCGTGTCGGCGTGAATGAGTACGTTTGCGGTAGATGTAATTCCCGAATCACCTTCAACCTCAATGAAATCCTGAACACGGATAGACTGTGTGATGAGACGATTTGTAACTGTATTACCTAGGATTGTTAATGTATTCGCGGCAGTGGAAGCTGTATTTACGAAAAATTCATCACCAACTGAAAATGTATCAGTTGGATTTGTATTGGCTATACCCGTTGGTGCGTTACCAGTTGTTTGAATACTATGGGCTTGGATAGTGGAGGTCACCACCATCGGTATCGCTGCATCCGCATCTAATGTAATAAGACTACCCACGGTGAGTCCATCATCACCTATTCGCACACCCTTGAAGTATCCATACCCGTTGGCATGTAAAACATTCGCAGACGATGTTGCGGTATCATTCACGTATACGTTTGAACCTATAGAAAGACTATATTCTGGTGACGTGTTGGCTATACCTACATTATTCTGCGTGTATAATTCTCCAAAAATTTGAAGATTCGTCGTAGTCGCTGGATCGATTGTAAAGTTTTGAGTGAGAGGTCCACCGAATGTACGACCCAGTTTCATCGTATCGTCACTTTGTGTGTACCCAAAAAACAAGTTAGCATCTCCAGCCTTTTGAACCATCAGTGTGGCCATATCATAATTTCCATCATTCCCGGAAAATGGGCCACTATTTGTGGGATCTGTAGCCATTTGAATGACAGCGTTTGATATGACAAGACTGTTTACTTCCAAATAATCTGGAATTTCTGTGATGGATAAGTTACCAACCATTTCAGTGTTTCCAAAAATTCGAAGCACACCATTCCTGACGACAACATTACCATTTTCAAATACGGCTACATTGGAATCTGTAGCTGGGTCAAGTTCATTACCCACGGACAGAAACTTTCCCACATCTACGTTAGTTGTGAATGTATTTCCAGTAACTTCGAGAACGTTTGAATCATTATTACTCACCTTAAACTTGTTAACGAGTTCAAGATCATTTGTAAATGCTAAATTAGACGTAAAAATGTTACCATTTACAGTGACTAAATCACGATTATCTAAACTGATAAAGAATTCCTGGTTATCACCAACTTGGAAATCATTGACTGGGTTTTCGGTTTTAACACCAATTTTATCACTTACATTCATACGTGCCGTCTTAATAGTTTTAGAGACGTCTAAAATGACCTCTTGACCACTTTGCATAAAGAGATCTGCACCGATAGAGAAACTCTTTGTCGGAACTGTGTTAGCAATACCGATACGATCGACGACAATCTCATCAGCTTCGATCTCACTCGTAATAATACTCCGTACTGTAGTGAGAATATCCTGTTCTGTGGGATCAGCGTCCATATTCGACACAAAAATATGATCGAAACGAACAGTTCTACCCATCTATACATTAACTACCGAATAAAATTCCTGCTAAACCGTCCTTGATTCTCAACACATTGTAATTTACAGCGTACACAAATAGTCCCTGGTTACTTGGTCTATTCAAACCCTTTTCAGCGCCTCTGATTGTCAACTTGGCGTTGTCTAGGCGACTGAAATTACAAGAACCAGATGGATTATAGTCTGATGCGTTCATACAGAAGTGGTATGCGAAGAAACGGGTATACATTAGCACTTGACTCTCTGCGATAAAATCAGACGTTCCGAACGATGATTTATAATAGTTTTGAACGGTATGGAAGTACATAGGACTCATCTGTTCGAGTAGAGGTATCCCGTTTATTTGTAGTTCAGCACTCTTAAATGTAAAACGATCATTTGCGAAATCATCACTATTTGCACCAAATCCAAAGAATATTGATTTAACTGGGTGATTGAAAGAAGATATGTCACATACGTTTTCATTACTGGCCAATGTGTTATCAATAGTAGTCGTGAGGGGAAACTCGATTTTCTGAACTTGTGTAATGACGAAATCCAATGATCGACTAATCAGTGACTCCCTTTCTTCTTTATCTAAATACACGTAGTTTCCATACATTTTAGCGGTTTTTTCATTGGCTCCTATAGTAGCTAAGTTTGCTTCATCAAAATTAATTCGTATTTCAACTTCATGATGTTGAAGTGCTACGAGAGGTAAAAATGCTTTATGATCACAGAAAAAGAAATGAAGTGGAACGAAGGTAAAGTTAGATGTCGAAGTTTTATTGTTAAGTTCTTGTGTTTTATTCCATGTGTCAGCTAAGTAGTTTGGCCATATATCACCGAAATAATCATATGGTTGTGAATCAACTTTTTGACCGCCTATAAAGAGATCTAGTGTAGAATTAAAAAATAAATTGGATGCGATATTAGCATTCGAGTTCAGAGAACTTGATTCAAACCATAACCCATTGAGGACATCACCCAAAACAGGAATTTTAATAGATGTATCTTTGGCTGAAATATTTTTAATGTATTTGGGTGCTTGAGAAAAGTTTGTATGTCTCGTAAACTTCATCCGGAAAAAGGAATGTCCATCGTCACTCGTCAAGTAGACATCTTGTATTCCCTTGGATACCAATTGTATTAATGCACCCGACATTTATTAGATGTTCAGATTATAAAAACAGACACTTTCCCTGAGGGAAGTCACTCTTCTTTTCTTCTACAACCTTTCCGCGGATATTGAATCCACCTTGTCGGTACACCTTCATCCGTTTGTAATACATCGCCGTGAAGATCGACCAAGGGTCGTGTACGTCATAAATATGCGGATCATTCTTCTTACCTTTTGTTTCTCTCATGATTCTTCCTATACTTTGAGTGATATCAGACTTGGGACTGGCTAAAATAACCGTATCGAGGGTTGGAATATCGAGACCCTCATGGGCTTGGCTGAACGTTGCGAAGATAATCTTCTTTTTTGAAGATTCCTGGAGAGCGGCTTCTTTCATACCACCCATATAGAGCCCCGAAGTTTTAGGGAAACATTGGTGAAGGAATTCACAATGATGTCTTCGGTCACTGAGAACTAAAAGTTGCCGAGTACCCGCCGAAGCCTTTTTCACCAACTCCACTAACATCTTATTTCTTTGACGATCTTCGACTAAACATGTAATCATATTTGGCATTGAAATTTTTCCATTTCTCATAGATGGTGGAGGGTTTCTATAATTCGGTGAATCGAACGTAACCTGAAACACTTCAACTTGTTCTTGATTCTTTCTTTCAACCTCAAAAAATGTTGGACCCATAAACCAATGAATCACTTTAGTGAGACCATCTTTTCGTTCGGGTGTCGCTGAAAGTCCAAAGATATGTTTGGGGCACATCTTAAATAAACTCTGACTAAATACCTTTGCACATATATGATGCGCCTCGTCTACTATGAGAGTTCCTACACTATCAAAATCTGAAAATGAATATTCTTTGAGTGATAATGACTGGAGCATAGCGATGACAAAGTCACAATTGACTTCCTTCTTATCTTGTTGTACG